CATCATGATTTCATCTTCCCGTTCTCGTATTCTTCACGACCATCCATAGAATGGTGCAGCCACAGCCCAGGCCACTCATCTTCTTCGGAAGGCTTGCACCAGCAGTCAACGCTGGCAGTGTGATCGCGCAGGTCATTGAGTGGCACAACGTGTACGGCCTCGGTCATAGCTTGTTCCCCCTTGCTCGGAAATCTTTGGCAAATGCAGAGTTCACCATGTCATATTCCCGCAGCAAATCTTCGACCGCCTCACGCTCGCTCTCCCTGACCTGCCACCTCAATTCATCAAGCAGTTGCTCTATCGTGTCACCGTGGCCGGTGGCGTAGCCCTGCGCCATCATCCATGTCGCCAGTTTGTTGCGCTCGGCAGCTTGAGCAAGGGCGGCAAAGCGCACAAGGTCTTCATCAATTCCCGTGATACGCAACAAAAATCCTTGCTCAACATTAAACCCTGCCTCCTTTGCCATTGCAATGATGTCTTCTTTCATGCTATCCAACTCCTTGTCCCATGCTTCGTGCAAACATTTTTTCCACGTAGTGTCTAAGTACGTCAGCCATTCTTCTCGTGTGAGTGCCTTGTTCATGTGTTCTCCATGTGCTCAGGTGCTGCGGGTGGGGTGGTGTAGAGTGGCTTCCAACGTTCTGGATGGCGATTTAAGTCAGCAGGGCGATGACTTATAACAACGTCGCCGATCATCGTGTGCATCCACGCCACAGGCTGCTGCTCTGGCTGCGCCAGCCTCTTGCGTAGCAGTTCTGTTGCTTCGTAGTAGCAATTACCATCCACTTCGGCGATCTCCAGCGCATCCAGCGCCTGCTGCATGATCTCGCGGTCAGTCATTTCACAACCCTCATGAAAGCGCCACAGTGGGCGCACCTGTAAAGCGGCTGGCCGGTGACGGCAAACCATTGGTGTTGGCAGTTTGTCATATTGCCCCCGATGCTTTTGCTACCCAAACTCGTATGCGGTAAATCTGCTCCTGTTCTACCGTCTCCTGTAGGCGTTCGTTCTCTGAGTGCAGTCGGCGCAGTTCGGCAGCGGCTTTGCCGACATTGGCATTGATGCCGCGATACCCAAGCAGCGCGTCCAATGCCGCAGCCAACCGCAGGGGTTCGGGTTGTTCTGTGCTCATGTTCGCTCCTCGATGTTGTAGAACCAGTCGTCGCCAGCAGACCACTTGCGCGTACCATCAACAGTCCAAAAAGTCTTGGCTGCTTGGAAGTCAGGAAACTTGACTTCGGCAGGGATCAGTGATTGGTCGTACCAAAGGCAGCGGTTGTTGGGCTGCGTGGCGAACTGGCCGTTCTCCAGCCGAATAAAGTTAAACGATTTGTGCTCCTCGGCCTGCTCGGTAAAGCCCGTGTCAGCGTCCATACCATCGGCGCAGAAGTCCACCGTGAACAGGTAGCGCCCGTGGTTCCATTGCTTGTCCTTGCCGAGAAACTTGACCCCAAGGTTGCGCAGGCCGATCTTCTCGCACACCGTAAAGCGGTAGCCCATGCAGTCCCACAGTTGCAGCGTGTCAATGGGCAAGTCGCCGTGGTCCTCCTTCCAAACGTAAGCGCTGATCGGCAGCTTGTCGTACAGCGCCCCGTAGTTGGGTAGCAGCGACTCGATGCGGAACACTTGACCCCGCAGCGCCTTAATGCTCACCCAGATGGCGGGCTCTAGCTCGCCGTGGCCCTTGGTGAAGTTGTACAAGTACTCCCGGCGCACGAAGCACTTCAGGGGTGGCAGCGCCGCGATGATGTAGCTCATTGTTTTTCCTTTGATCAGTTGTCTCGTATGCAGTCTAGCATATTGCTAGAAAGGTATGTGATCCCATTCCCACAGGTCACAGTCAACGGTGCCATGCACCCAGTCAGGTGGTGGTGTGCTGTCGTACTGCTCGCATTTGTTCGAGAAGTGTTTGCAGTGAAGGCAATTGATCTGGATTGAATTTAGCTGCTTGATCTGATCGTTCAGGTGGTCTTTGATGGCCTTGAGTTGGATTAAATTCATAGTCCTTGATCTCTGTAAATTTGCCGTTCTTGCGGGTTGCAATGCGTGTAGGCTCTTCAATCTCGTTGTCGTTCAACCAGGCCAGCGCATCGCTAACGGACGCAGGCATGTACGCCTTGTCTCGGCGCAGCCACCAGTCTTGGGCCTTCTGTTGGGCGTAGCCAAAGTGGTTGAAGCAAATCCACTCGCTGGCGCTGCGGAGCAGACCGCTGAAGTAATCCACCCTCATGCTGTCTGGCTTGCCGTCCTTGCGGTGCAGGTGGTACTCCACTCGCGTCACATCGTGCCAAGTCACCGTTTCTTGCACCTGTGCAGACAGCAGGGCAGCGTAGGACACAACGGCATCTAGCGGCTTGGCGTTTTCTTCTTTGATCCTTGCACCGCAATGCACACAGACAAAGGCCGTGGGCGGGTTGCGCTCACCACAGTCAGGGCAGATGCTAAACGGTGCGTCTTGGGTGCCTGACTTCTTCTTGGCCCTGCCTTGGATGATGTCCACCGGCCCCAAGCGCTCTACCGTGTCGGTAAAGTCCAGCACCAAGCAATCTTCCTTGCCATCAGCAATGCGTGTGCCCCGGCCCATGCCCTGCACATACAGCACGGGCGACTTGGTGGGCCTGCACCAAACAATGCAATCAACGTCCGGCACATCAAAGCCAGTGGACAGCGCCAGCACGGTGACAAGGCAATGGATTTGGTGATGCCTAAAATCATCAATCAAATCTGCCCTGTCTTGTGCCGGTGTTTCACCGCACACAACAGCGCTGACAATGCCCATCTCACACAGCTTGTCTGCAAGGCTTTCGGCGTTGGCAACACTCGGTGTGAAGGCAATCCATTTGCGACGACCTGAAGCAATCCTGGTGGCTTCTGCGGCCACTTTGGACAGGTACTTCTCAACTTCAACCGACAACTCATTGATCTTGTAGTCGCCATTGGCAATGCCAACGTGGCTCACATCAATGCGGGTGTTAACAGCCTGGGCAGGCGGCACAAGTGGCGCAATGAACTTGGCATCAAGCAGTTCACGCATGGACACCCGGCTGGCAATGCCGGTGAACAGCGGATCGTCACCATCGGTCAACCAAACCTGATTACCGCGAAACGGCGTGGCTGTCATGCCAACCGTGCGGTACTGGCAAATCTCAGCCAGTTTGGACAGAAAAGTGCGGTACATGCCCTGCGCTTTGGTGTCCACAAGGTGCGCTTCGTCAATGATCACGCACTTGATGTCACCTAGCAGGTGGGCGCTTTTGTGGATGCTGCCAATGGTGGCCACAATCACATCGGCGTTGTGCTGTTTTTTGCCCAAGCTGGCGCTGACAAAGCCAACATGGATGGTGTCGGGCAACAGCGCTTGCAGCTTGCCTGCATTCTGCTCGGCCAACTCTTTGCTGGGCACCAGCACCACAGTGCGGGGGTGGTAGTCTGGCCACTGATCCCACATCTGTCGCACGATCTCAGCGCAGATCACTGACTTGCCCGCGGCGGTGGGCAGCACCAACAGCGGAATGTCAGCGTTGCCTTGGTGCTTTGTCCACCAGGCAAACAGGTCGGACACCGATCTGGATTGGTAGTCTCTTAAGATCATACAAACCGTCCACCGTGTTGCTTGCGCAGGTGCAGCACAAACTCGTCAACCAGCGCAGTCTTGTCCACACTGGCGTGTATCTCTGCACTAGAGATATGGTCAGCGTTGACGTTGGGGTCGCCATTGGTAAATTGCTTGTCACCTAGCTGATACACCACACCACCATCAGCGGTGTGATCCACTGGGTGAGCAGTCTTGGCCAACAAGATGGGGATGTAGCGGTGGTCAGAACAACCTTGGCGCTGCTTATCGGGGTGCAGGCTGTCGCTGTGCAAGCCACAAGACCAGCGGGCCGTGCCGTCCATCTCCGGCGTTACGTGAGCGCACGAACGGCAGGTGGGGGCTGGCACATCAGTGCCGTGGCAGATCGCTTGGTAGTCGCAGAACTTGCACTCGTACCATGTCGGGTCGGTTGAGATGCCAACGGGCGGCTCGGTAGCGGTGATCACGGCCAAAGCTTTGCTGATGATGGCATCTGCAAAGGCCGGGTCAAACTCTAGTCGTTCGGTGTAGATGTCGTCGTTGTCCTTGTTCACCACAAAGTACAGTGCCCTGCGGCAACCGTCCTCGCCAAACTCGTCAATCGACCACTTCATGTAAATCTGCATCTGGGCGTAGTGTTCAGGCTTGGCCTGCTTAACTCCAACCTTCTGCATTTCCTTGAACATCTTGTCGCTGGCCGTCTTGATCTCCAAGATGTGCGGCGCTTTAGGGGCTTGCGGCAGGCCGGTCAAAATGCCGTCTGCGTTGCCTTGGAAGTGATGGCCACAAGCTGGCTCAGTAAACGACCACTGCTTGCCCGTTGCCGGGTTGTCTTGGTACACGGTGCAGCCAATGCCTGCCAAGTCTGCGTACACCCTTGGCTCTTGCAGGTGGCCGGACTGGAACACTCGGTAAAGACGACCAGAGAACTCGGCAGGCTTAGACCAGCGAAAGCTGTACCAATGCTGGCGCAGACAAGGCTTGCCAATGGCAGATGCGCCAAGGTAAGTTCGCTGCTTCTCGCTGCCATGCTTTGCCTTGTAGTAGGCAAAGATGGCATCGGCCACAGGATCAGAAACTGATTGTGGAATCAGGGCCATTATTTTCTAGCCCAAGCTGGCACCTTGCTGGCGGTCGCTGTTTGATCGGCAACAGGTGTAGGTGCGGTAAAAGTTGCGGCGGCAGCTGGTGCAACGTAAGCAACAGCGCTTGCACCACCGGCAGACTCGTAGCCCTTGATGTTGTTGCTGGCCTTGTACTGGCCCTGCGCCTCACGCACCACCACACTGATCTTCACTGGTTTGAAGTGCAGGCTGCTAGTGTCCATCAGCTTGATGACACCTACGGCGTGGCAAAGCGCAGACAGTTGCGACTGGGCAATGCGCTGCGTGTCTTCGTTGCTGTGCCGAATGTTGAGGTTCTCCCAAACCTTACGGCCTTTTTGCGGTCCATCAAGAACCTCAAAAACCAGTTTAAGACCCTCGCCATTGCCAGACTTCAAAGGCTGGACATCTGATTCAGTGATGTGTGCAAGGTAAGTGCCTGCTGGCAGTGGCCCCATGTTTTGTTGGGGGGCGATTTGTGATGCGTCAAAGTTAAAATGTGCCATTTGATTTCCTTGTTTACGAACTGATGATAGTCAAGCCTGCGCTTGAGAAAGTGCTGCTTGAAATGCCGCCCAGTTAAGCGGCATGTTTGGTAAGCCAAAGCGGTTGCCACCGCAATGGGCTGGGTGAGGCTCAACGTGCAAGATGCGCTCACCAGTGGTGGTGGCCTTGGTTTCTTTTTTGGAGAACCCTGCGTCAGTTTTGCTGGTGAAGATGCGATAACCGGCGTAGCCAATCACATCAGCCCACTCTTGCACAAGGCCCGCGGCCTTATCATGTAACTTCAAGACATGGCTGTCGTAACCTTCGGTCAAAGGGTCTTCTATGCGCTTGATTTTGTCGTGCGCAATCAAGATGATGCCCATGCCCTTGGCAGAGCGCAGGACTTCCAAGCCAGACAACAGGTTGCGCCACTCTTCCGCGGCAGCAACGTAGCCCTTGCCAAAGCCAGGTGCCTCAATGTTTTTCCAGTTGTTTTGCTTGCAAACATAGTCTTGAATCATTGGCTCCAGCCAGTCAAGGCTGTCAATGAACAGGGTCTGGAACTCATGGTCCTGATTGATCAGCGTGTCAATGGCTGCGTACACCTCGGCCAAGCTAGAAGCCAGCGGGAATGCATTGGCGTCCACGGCGTCTGCACCGTCTTCGGTCAGGATGCCAATGGCGTTGGGTGCCATAGCAGCAAAGGTGGTCTTGCCGATCTTGCCCTGGCCACAGATGACGATCTTAGGGCTGCGCACTCGGCGTGTTTTAGAGATGGATTTAAGGTCAAACATTTAATTCTTTCAACTCAATTGATGGTTTGGCAGGCTTGGCGGTGATGTACGCGGCAACCTTGTTGTAGGCTACGGGATCGTTGGTGCTAAGACTGCGAAGGTGGGCCAGATTAACTTCGGCTTTCCAGCGGAAAGCATCTTGGGCATTGGATGGCAACTCTTCGTAATGTTCCTTGAGCTTGTCAGTGTCAACCGTGCGGTTAAGCTTCCAAGTGATGGTCAGGTCGCCATCTTTGTGTGTGCCTTCGCCGTTAGCTGGCTTGGGAAACTTGGCCTCAAGCAGTGTTTCAATGCGCAGGCGCTCGGTCTTGGCCACAAGTTCGGCGTATTTAGCGTGGCGCAGCAAGCCGACCAAGTCGTTAATGGTGTGATCAATCATGATGACCACCATGCAACGAGAAGGGCAGCAAGGCCAACACCAATGGCAAGGGCAAGAACAAAGCCAAGTGCGGCCTCGGCTCTTGCGTGCAGCTTGGCGGCTTGCACCTGTGGGTGATAGTGATAACGTGGTTTCATGGTTTGCTTTCAGGGTAGGGGGCCGTAGCCCCGGTTAAATTAGGCTGCGGCTTTTTCAGCAAAAAGACGTTGAACCTCTGTGCATTGATCCTCGTACTCATCAGAACCATAAGCAGGATCGACCTCGTACCAGCAAGCTAAATCCAAAGCCACACCGGCTTTTAATGCAGCGTTAACACGCTGAGTTAGACGCTCGGCTTTGGCAGATGCTTCTTGGCGAAGATCAGGAAAGCAAGCATCGCCAGTTTCTTCGCAAATGAGTTGCTCAGTCCCGTTAAAAATAACTTGATGACGGTAACGGCGACCTGCTTTGTTTTCAACCAAAACATAAAAACGCTCAGCAATAAATGGATGACCATCGCAGGAATAACCTGCGTTGTACAGATCAGAAGCGGCGTAAGCTATGTAAGTTGCGTTCATTTTGATTTCCTTTGACCTTGCGGCAAATTGGGGGCCGAAGCCCCATTGATTTAAGAGTACGACAGCCCTTGGAACTCAAAACTATCAGCAAGGTCAGGCGCAGCAGACTTGCGGATGTTGATGGAAACGCAAGCAAAGCCATAACGCTCTGCAAGGTATTTTTTGCCGTCTGGCGTATTAGCAACCACTGTGATTTCGGTAGCGCTGAAGTCTGCGGAAGAGAAAGTGAAATCGGTCATGAGACCTCCAAAGTTACGGCCTTGCGGCGTGATGGTCAGAGAACCATTTCCCTGCCACGCTTTGAATTCTAGCGATCTGCTAGATGTTGTCAAGCCCCTAGCTAGAAAATAATGACTAGGTGCTTTCCCTATGCCTGTGAGCGTCTATCAATATGCTAGAGTCTTGGGCTATGAACACACAAATCACACCAGATGAGCGCCGACGACTGGCAGAAAAAGTTGGCATGAACGAACAGTACATCTACCAGTGCCTCACCGGCAGGCGTGAGATGTCGGCAGCAGAAGCTGTGCGCATTGAGCAAGAGTCTTTGGGGGCGGTGACTCGCAAGATGGTGTGCCAGGGCACCTGGCAGTCGATCTGGCCTGAACTTGTTGAGGCACAAGCATGACCTCCCTTTCAACCATCTTCCCTAACGGCTTTGCAGCAGCGACAGAAAGCCAAGACCTGATCAACCCAGAGGAATCGTTTCGCCGTCACTGTGAGGCGGCTGGCCTGCTGATCAAGGACCAGATCGTGGCAGACGGTGAGATACACCGTGTGGCTCATGTCTCGAGCAAAAAAGGTGCATTGGATGGCTGGTACATCTTGCACACTAGCGGCAAGGTGCCCGTGGGCATTGCTGGGTGCTGGAAGGAGCCAGTGTTCGAAGCCAAGTGGGTGGCTGAAACGTCAAGGCAGATGACGTTCACAGAAAGGTTTGAGCATGACAGGTGGATCACTGAGGTCAAGGCCAAGAAAGAAGCTGCAAGGCTGGTGAGTCAGGCCGTGGCAGCAGAGCGTGCGGAAGATGAAGTCGGCACCTATGCGGATGCCAGCGCAGATCATCCTTACCTTGTGCGCAAGCACATCAAGGCTCACGGCGTAAAGATCGACCGTGCTGGGCGGCTGGTGGTGCCGGTGAGTAGCCAGCAAGGAGAAATACTGTCTTACCAGACCATTGATGCTGATGGCAACAAAAGATTTCTTAAAGGCGGCAAGATCGAAGGCGGGTTTTACGAGCTACGCGGGAACCGGAAGGTGGTGTTTGTTGGCGAGGGGTTTGCTACCTGCGCGTCCATCCATGAGGCGACGGGCTACACCGTGATGGTGGCCTTTGATTGCGGCAACTTGGCCAAGGTTGCCAAAGCAGCCAAGGAGATGTTCCCAGGCTCTAAGATTGTGATCGGCGCAGACAACGACCAATTTACAGAGGGCAACCCTGGCGTGGCGAAGGGCAGGGCAGCGGCAGCGCTGGTGTTTGGCGAGGTTGTCTACCCACAATTCGGGAATGCTGATATGGTTGACAACAAACCAACAGACTTTAACGACCTGCACTGCCTGCAAGGTCTGGATGCCGTGAAAGAGCAGATTGAGCGCGTAGCAGGCCCAGTGCGGGACAAACTGGGTTTTGAGTTCACCAGAGCAGACAACCTTGAGTTGCACCAGATCAAGTGGGTGGTCGATGACTACATCGAGGCAGACTCCCTCGCGCAAGTCTTCGGTGATCCAGGTGGCGGCAAGTCCTTTGTCAGCATTGATCTGGCCTGCTGCGTGGCCACCGGCAAAGACTGGCACGGCCACCAAGTCCAGCAAGGTGCAGTCTTCTACATCGCAGGCGAGGGCCACAACGGCTTGGCTAGGCGTTTCAAAGCATGGCAACTGGGCAATGGCCAGACCTTAGACGGTGCGCCGTTATACAAAAGCCACCGCGCAGCGCAGTTGTACGACACAACAGAGGCGGCAATCGTTGCCGAGAGCATTAAGGAACTGTCAGCCCAGTCCGGCTGCATCCCCAGCATGATCATCATCGACACCCTGGCCAGAAACCACGGAGGGGATGAAAATTCTACTCAGGACATGAATGCGTTCATCCAGCATTTGGACACCTACCTGCGCCAGCCGTGGAAGTGCTGCGTTCTGGTGGTGCACCACTCAGGCGTTGCCGACAAAGACCGCAGTAGGGGTAGCACGGCGCTCAAAGGGGCATTGGATGCTGAGTACCGCTGCCAGTTGGACTCGGGCACTAAGACCATCGCCTTTGAGTCCAAAAAGATGAAGGACGCGGAAATGCCAGCGCCCAAGAACTTCCAGATCACCCAAGTTGATCTGCCCATCCTCGACAAGCACGGCAACCCAGTGCGAGGTGCCTACCTCACCGCGGTCGACCTGAACGGGCTTATAGACAGCATCCAAAAGCGCACCGTGCTCTCAGGCAACCAACGCCTGGCACTGAACTGCCTTGTCGCCATCGAGGTCAAGAGAGCCAGTGACGGGGTGCAAGGCTTTGCCGCGCAGGTGGACTACGACGAGTGGCGGGACTCGGCCAAAGAACACGGCATGAACGCCAGACGGTTTGCAGAATCAATCAAGGCATTGGTCAAAAAAGAGATGGTGCTGGACAGGTCGGGGATGTACCGCAGTGTGCCAAAACCAATAGAAGAAGGTGTGGCGACATGAGCGATCCCTTCAAAATTACAGAGCCAACTTGCATTAGCTTCAGCGGCGGGCGCACAAGTGCCTACATGCTCTGGCGGGTTCTTCAAAGCAATGGCGGGTTGCCGGATGAAGCTGCGGTTTGTTTTGCCAACACAGGCCGTGAGGAGGAAGCCACTCTTTGCTTTGTGCGTGATTGCGGTGAGCATTGGGGTGTGCCCATCAACTGGGTGGAGTTTGTAGATGCTGATCCAGCGTTCAAGGTTGTCAGCTTTGAGACAGCCAGCCGTGACGGTGAGCCATTTGAGGCCATCATACGCAAGCGCAATTACCTGCCCAACCCAGTCACAAGGTTCTGCACTAGCGAACTGAAGATCAGAACCATGCACAAATGGCTGCGGGCCAACTGGCAAGCGTTAGGCTGGGATGCCAAAGACTTGGAATGGAACCAGATGATTGGCATTCGCGCCGACGAGCAGCGCCGTGTATCCAAGATTCGTGCCCGTGGCCATAGCACTGAGACAACTAAGGAAACCATGCTTATGCCACTGGCTGACGCTGGAGTGACCGTGCAGCAAGTCGGTGACTTTTGGAACAGCCAGCCGTTCAATCTGGGTTTGGCCACATACAACGGGCGCACCCTCGCGGGAAACTGTGACCTGTGCTTCCTCAAGCCAGCCAACCAAATCTTTACACTTATTTCGGAAAAACCAGAGCGTGCAGTGTGGTGGGCAAAAATGGAGGCTTTGGCTTTGGCTTTGGCGTCCAAGCCAAGCGGTGCCGTGTTTAGGTCTGACCGGCCTGGTTACGCTTCAATGCTCAAGTTCAGCCAAGACCAACGTGACATGTTCGATCCCAATGAGGAAGCCATTTCGTGCTTCTGTGGGGATTGATGATGTACCGAAGCGTACCGAAATGTACCGAAATCGGTACGGACGGTGGGGGGGTCTGATGTACCGACGAATGTACCGATTTGTACCGAAACGTACCGATGTGTACCGAAGGAACCCACCTCTGGTGTACCGAAACGTACCGAACGTGTCTATAGACACGTTCAGGTTCGGTACATAAAGGGTTTCGGTACATGGTGTGCGTTCGGGGGGCGTTTTGGGGCTGGTTCAGGGATGGCTTGGGATGGTGATGATTGGATGGGGGGTGTGGCGTGATTGATGTGATGATTGAGATGAAAATTGTGTCGGTGGCTAACTTGAGGCTGCATTGGGCTGTGAAGGCCAAGCTGGTGAAGGGGCAGCGCAAAAAGGCGTACAGCGCGTTGGCGAGTGTTGCGGCACCACCTGTGCCACCTTGCAGTGTTGTGCTTACTAGGGTGGCTCCAAGGCGCTTGGATGGGGATAATCTGCAGTCGGGGTTTAAGGCGGTCAGAGATGGGGTGGCTGACTGGCTTGGCGTGGACGATGGCGACAAGCGGATTGATTGGCAGTACGGGCAAAGGTCGGGTGGGGTAAACGTGTACCAAGTCGAAATCGAGGTGATAGCATGACGGGGTGCGCACATGCAGTTGCCGCATCTTTGGGGAAAACGCACCCGCGGCGTGAGTACCCGTATTTTTTAGGAGTTTACAAGTGACTGAAAACTTGGCGTCAGAGATGACAGTGAAAAGAGGTCCAGGCCGTCCACCAGTATTCCCACTCGAGCACCCCGTCTGGGCTGAGATATGCAAACAAATCTCGTCCGGCAAAAGCATCACCAGCACACTCAAGCAGCCCGGTATGCCAAGCTACCAGTGCGCCATGCTCATGATTCGGAACAACGCAGAGTTCCGCACCATGTACGAGCGAGCCACCGAAAGCCGCGCTGACCGACTGGCCGAAGAGATCATCGAGCTGGCCGACGAAGAAATGCCCGCGTGCCTCGAAGGACCAATGGCGTCTGCCTGGGTTCAGCAAAAGCGCTTGCAAGTAGACGCTCGCAAGTGGGTTGCCTCAAAGCTCTACTCAAAGCGCTATGGCGAACGCATCGACGTTGCCGTCACCGACACCCGCATCAGCGTTATGGATGCCCTCAAAGATGCCAAACAACGTGTGCTTCTGGACAACAGCAATGTCGTAGACGTTCAGGCTAAAGACGTTGCGTAAGGGTGATTGCTTCCGGTTTTGAGGGTAATGAGGGGGGTTTGGGGCGCATTACGCACGAAATCTGTACGATTACGCGCACGCGCCTAACACAAACAAATGAGGGCAAACCCTAACAAAACCGCACATACACTTCGTACAACCTTCATTATGTTAAGTTCGTGCAAAGTTATCCACAGAAAAACTAACGCTTGCGGCCTACATTTGCAGTTGTCCACAGGCAACTGTGCATAACTAGCGCAAAACCCTTGTGGACAACCCGCCCTGGCCCTCCGCTGGCCGGATCGAGGGGGGGGGTGGGGGCCCGCGGCGAGGGGTCACGGTTACGGTGCCCCCGCGAACATTTTGGAATATTTTTTTAAAAAAATGATTTAACATCTGGCGATGCCGATCTACCGCAACAATTTGCAGCAAGCGCCCGCGAACAGGCTGGCGTATCCGGACACGATTGGCCCGACGCCTCGTAACGAGTTGTTGGGTTACTTGGCTGACTTGGCGGCATCGTCGTACTCACCGCAGCGCACCCAGCAGATGCAGGGTGTAGCGAGGTTTCTGTCTGCTCCGGCGGTAAGCGAGACATTGGACCGGCTGTCGTATGGCCAGCCTTTGACGACTGGCAGGGGGATGACGACACGCATAAGGCCGGAGGCATTAGAAGCTGGCTTGGCCGTGGCTCCCTTGGCGCAACCTGTGACCTTGGCGACCTTGCAGGCAGCGAGGGCAGCTACGCGGGCGGCGATGGCGGGTGGCATGGCTGGTGAGCGTTTGGCTGAGAGGGTTGTGCCAGGCATCATGGAGCGTGGTGGTTTGCCTGCTGAGATATTGCAGGGTTTGGCGCAGGGTTCGAGAAGTCAGGTGTTGCCTGTTCCAACTCCCACTAAAGCAATTAGACGATTTAACGACGGCGGCCTTGAGGTTGGTTATGGCAGAGGCGACTCAAAAATTTTGGTCACAGTTGCCCCGCAAGGTAAAAATGACCGAATGTTAAGCGCGAGCCTTGAGAACATTGGTGGCTATCCATCAGGCACGGGCGATGCAACAATGGCGTATGTAGACGCGCTTGAGTCGGTGATAAAAGACGCCAGAGGCAGAAAAGTTTACTGGGATGGGTTTACATCAGAGTCAATTCAAAGTGATAAAGCTCGAGCTATTTACGATAGGTTAAAGGCAGCGGGTATTCCATTTGAAAAAAATGTGTTTAAGGATCGTAGTAAAAACGCATTGTCTTTGACGCAAGAACAATTGTTGAACATTAATTTTGATCAAGTGCGAAACAACCTTATAAAGTCTGCGGCTAAAAAGCAATTTTCCCAAGCCCCCCAAGCAGAGGCATTGGCACTGGCCCAGCAACGCGCAGCCTTGCCGGTTGAGCAGTACGGCCTTGGCTTGCCTGCGAACAACACACCGGCCCAAAGGGCTAGGGCAATGAAGTTTGAGGATCGTGGATTTCACGAAACTGAAGGGGCCAACATAGAAGGTGGGTTGTTGAGTTTTGATCCTCGTCGTGTTGGCGCTGCGGCATCTGATGAACAGACACCGTATGCAATGTTTGTAAAGCCACATGGTGCTGGTATTGGAATTGCGAAAAACAACCCTGCACAAATGCCATTGATGGTCAAAACTAATTTGACTGATGAGAACATTATGCGTTCTTTTGGCAATAGGGATGAATTGCAGCAGTATTTAAATCAGTTTCCCGATATAAAGCAAGCTACGCAAGCTGTTCGTGATTTAGACAATAAAATGGCTAATTACATGAAGGGAATTGAAAAGAAAGCTGATAATCTTTATGCAGAAGGCAAGACAAAAGAAGCAGATAAACTTCTGGACTCTTTAAACTTTGACAGTAATTTGTTAAAAGAGTTTGATGCCAGAACAAATGAACTTGCTGCTATTTCCAAGAAAAAGATTACTGATCTTTTTAATTCTCAACAAGTCGGAACAGTTGCTTTAGACAGAGATGCTGGCGCTTTTGGAAGAAGCACCATGACGGAAATGGTTTTAAACCCTGCCGAAAATGTGCGCTCCCGCTTCGCCGCCTTTGACCCTTTCAGGCGCAACGCTGCAATTGCCGCAGCGACTGGTGCTTTGGCTCCTGACCTGTTGGCAGCGCAAGCAGAGCAAGACGCATATTCGCAAAACGAGTTGCGCAGGTTTGTGCGTCAGAGTCGCCAGAACAAGTAAATGCAAACCACGATCTACAAGCCCGAAGAAGAGCAAGAGCTGATGGCCACACTGTGGTCCCCGGCGATTGCAGATGACCCTGAAGCGTTTGTGTTGTTTGCCTTTCCTTGGGGTCAGGAGAACACGCCGCTAGCGAACTTCAAGGGGCCAAGAAAATGGCAAAGGGAAGTGCTTAGAGATGTTGCAGCGCACATAAAAAAGCAAAAGGGGCTGGTTGACTTTGAGACATTGCGCCAGGCCGTGTCGTCTGGCCGAGGGATTGGCAAGTCTGCCCTTGTCAGTTGGTTGACCATTTGGATGTTGACGACAAGGATAGGCTCAACCACCATCATCTCGGCCAACAGCGAGGCCCAGCTTCGGGCGGTAACATGGGCTGAGATTACCAAGTGGTTGGCGATGGGGATCAACAGCCACTGGTTTGAGGTGTCAGCCACGAAGGTGGCACCTGCCAACTGGCTTTCAGAACTGGTTGAGAAGGATTTGAGGAAGGGCACCCGTTATTGGGCGGTCGAAGGAAGGCTCTGGTCGGCAGAGAACCCTGACTCTTACGCTGGGGTTCACAATCACGATGGTGTGATGGTGATCTTTGACGAGGCATCGGGCATTGACGATGCGATCTGGGCTGTGACGGCTGGATTCTTTACCGAGAACACGCCCAGCCGCCTTTGGTTGGCTTTTTCCAACCCACGGCGCAACACTGGCTACTTCTATGAGGCGTTTCACAGCAAGCGTGATTTTTGGACATCCAAGATTGTGGATGCCAGAACGGTTGAGGGCACGGACAAGCAGGTCTACCAGGGGATCATTGACGAGTACGGCCCAGACTCCTCACAAGCGCACGTTGAGGTTTATGGCCAGTTTCCGAACGAGGGGGACGACCAGTTTATTCCGACAAACTTGGTTGATGAGGCGATGGCAAGGGCCAAGTACAAGGACCAGACAGCGCCAATCATTGTGGGGGTGGACCCCGCAAGGTTTGGTGCTGATGCGACGGTGATTGCGATCCGGCAGGGCAGGGACATTGTTCGCATTGACCGGCACCGCGGCGATGACACCATGACGGTGGTGGGCCACATCATTGAGGCTATAGAGGAGTTCAAACCTGCCTTGGTGGTGATTGACGAGGGTGGTCTTGGCGCTGGCATTGTTGACCGGCTCAAAGAGCAGAGGTATAAGGTCAAGGGCGTGAACTTTGGCAACAAGAGTGCCAATGCCATTATGTATGGCAACAAACGCGCCGAGATGTGGGGCAAGATGAAGGAATGGTTGAGAACGGCAAGTGTTCCGAAGGACAGGTTTCTGAAGTCTGATTTGGTATCGCCCATGATGAAGCCAGACTCTAGGGGCACTATTTTTCTGGAGAGCAAGAAGGAAATGAAGGCCCGAGGGCTTGCGTCACCGGATGCTGCTGACGCGATTTGCGTGACATTTGCTTTTCCTGTTGCCCATCGGGAGTACAATTCCAGCGCAATTGTCCGTAAATCTGCTGGAACGCAGGGCGTTTCAACATCTTGGATGGGGTCTTAAATGGCAAAAAAGGGTGTGTCTCTTAGCGTTGGACGGGGCGAGAAGCTACCCGTCAGCAAGGGTGCGGGCCTGACAGCCAAGGGCCGCGAGAAGTACAACGCCGCCACGGGTTCTAACTTGAAGCCGCCAGCCCCAAACCCCAAGACCAAGGCTGATCAGGCACGCAAAGACAGTTTTTGCTCACGCATGGGTGCCGTCGCGGCAAAGGCCAAGGACGGCGAACGGGCCAAAGCGGCCCTTAAACGATGGAAGTGCTGATTATGGCTACAAAACCCGGACTTTACGCAAACATCAACGCCAAACAGGAACGCATCAAGGCAGGTTCTGGCGAGAAGATGAACAAAGTTGGCAGCAAAGCAGCGCCATCAAAGCAAGACTTTATCAATTCTGCCAAGACGGCAAAGAAAGTCAAAAAATGAACAAAACCCTTGCACCCATCAGCAAGCTCAACAGCCGTGAGCCTAAGATTACTGGCGGCGGTATGCCCGCCCGCAACACGCCGACCAACGCTCACATGGCGTCCTACAGCGGCAAGAACGACGGCAGCGTCAACGTCAAGGCGACGGTTGCCAAGGTTCTGGGCAAGATCAAGTAATCATGCCCCAAGACTACACAGGAATTGCCGCTGCTGGCGCAGTCAGCGACGGCGGCTCGGCCAAGGATCAAAGCGACTCCGAGGTGCTATCGACGGCACGCAGTCGCCTTGACATGGCGATTTCTGCGTTGTCTGAGTCGCGTGAGGACGAGCTAGACGACCTGCGGTTCTACGGCGGCTCGCCCGACAACCAGTGGCAGTGGCCCGCCGATGTGCTGGCAACTCGCGGCGCGGTGCAGGGTCAGACCATCAACGCCCGCCCGTGCCTGACAGTCAACAAGCTGCCGCAGCACGTTCACCAAGTGACCAACGAGCAGCGGCAGAACAGGCCGCAGCCCAAGGTCATACCGGCAGACGACGGCGCTGACGTTGAGGTGGCGACGATCTTCAACGGCATGATCCGGCACATTGAGTACATGTCGGACGCAGATGTCGCCTACGACACCGCCTGCGAGAACCAAGTGTCCTATGGTGAGGGCTACGCCCGCATCCTGACCGAGTATTGCGACGACAACACGTTCAATCAAGACATCAAGATTGGGCGTATTCGTAACAGTTTCTCTGTCTACATGGACCCGCTGATCCAAGACCCGTGCGGCTCAGATGCCAACTGGTGCTTTATCACCGAGGACATCCCCCTCGACGAGTACGAGCGCCAGTACCCGGACGCCGCGCCCCTGTCAACGATGCAGACACTGGGCGTGGGCGACCAAGGGCTCAGTCAGTGGATGAACGAGAACACGGTGCGGATCGCCGAGTATTTCTACGTTGACTACGAAAAGCAAACGCTCAACCTGTACCCCGGCAACCAGACCGCGTTCGCGGGCACGCCCGAGGACAAGATGCTCAAGGGCATGTTCGGCAAGCCGGTCAAGTCGCGCAAGGCCGACCGCAAGAAGGTCAAGTGGCTCAAGATCAACGGCTACGAGATTCTGGAAAAGTCTGACTGGGCAGGCGCACACATTCCCGTGATCCGCTGCGTCGGTAACGAGTTTGAGGTTGAAGGCCGCTTGTACGTCAGCGGCATCGTGCGTAACGCCAAGGACGCGCAGCGCATGTACAACTACTGGGTGAGCCAAGAGGCCGAAATGCTGGCGTTGGCACCCAAAGCTCCGTTCATCGGCTACGGCGGTCAGTTTGAAGGCTACGAAACTCAATGGAAGACAGCCAACACGACTAACTGGCCGTATCTAGAGGTCAACCCGGACGTTACAGACGGCGCAGGCAACACGCTACCACTACCCCAGCGGGCGCAGCCGCCAATGGCCTCCAGCGGCCTGCTGCAAGCCAAGGCTGGCGCGTCTGACGACATCAAAGCGTCCACCGGCCAGTACAACGCTGCGCTGGGCATGACATCGAACGAGCGCAGTGGCAGGGCCATCTTGGCGCGGCAAAAAGAGTCGGACACCGGCACGTACCACTACGTGGACAACTACGCCCGGTTCATCCGCTACATCGGGCGGCAGTTGATCGACTTGATCCCTAAAATCTACGACACCGAGCGCATCGCCCGGATCGTTGGCGAGGACGGCGAGTCCAAGATGATCAAGATCAACCCGATGCAAGCCGAGCCGGTCAAGAAGATCAGAAACGAGCAGGGCATCGTCATTGAGAAAATCTACAACCCTGGCGTCGGTAAGTACGATGTCATGGTCATCACCGGCCCAGGCTTTGCCACCAAGCGCCAAGAGTCGCTTGAAGCAATGGCCCAGTTGCTGCAAGGCAACCCAGACCTGTGGAAAGTCGCTGGCGACTTGTTCATCAAGAACATGGACTGGCCGGGTGCCCAGGAGATGTCTCAGCGGTTTGCCAAGGTCATTGACCCGTCGATCTTGGGTGACGACGAGGACAATCCGGCTCTGGCTGCGGCCAAGCAGCAGATGGAGGCCATGAACCAAGAGATGCAGCAGATGTCTGGGATGCTCCAGAACGTGCAGCAGTCGATGGAAGCCCAAGACCAGCGCCGCGCTGACTACGAGGCCCAGATCAAGGCGTTTGAGGCTGAGACTAAGCGCATCAGCGCCGTGCAGGCTGGCATGACTGAGCAGCAAATTCAAGACATCGCTATGGGCGTGGTTGCAGCCGCAATGGAGAGCAATGACATGATCTCTCAGATGCCAATGGAGCCGCCGCCCGAGATGATGGAGCAGCCCCCGATGATGCCACCTGAAGGAGCCATGCAATGAGCACCGCCGCAGACTTTATGGGCCTCTTGTTCTTGGCCCGCGATGTGGCCCACTCGGTGCATCTGAACACGCGCAGCTACTCCAAGCACCAAGCGCTCAACATCTTCTATGATCGCATCATTGGCGCGGCTGACGACTTTGCCGAGACGTACCAAGGCCGTCACGGGCTAATCGGCCCCATCACCTTGCATTCGGCCAAGAAGACGACCAACATCACCGAGTTCCTTGAAGCCTCGCTGGCCGAGGTCGAGGAGATGCGCTACAAAGTGGCGAAAAAAGAAGACTCTACGTTGCAGCAGTTGATTGATAATATCGTTGAGATATATCTGCGAACGCTGTACAAACTGAAATTCTTGGCATAAGGACACATCATGGAACTCCTCAACCCAATGAGCCAAGCGGATTTTCCCGCTTACTCCGCAACTGCCGGTGCCTCTGCGGGCAACACGACTGCATGGGGCGCTGGCCCTCAAGGTGTGGTGGTGTGGTCTGAAGTGCCCTGTTACGTTCAGGTGGGAGTTGGGGCCGTGGCTACCAGCGCCAGCACCCCGATTCCTTCCTTTACGCCCATCCCGTTTGTGGTGCCTCTGAACACCAGCGGCGCTCCTTGGCGCGTCAGCGTGATCCGGATCGGCAGTACGGACGGCACTGCTTACGCCAAACCGATCAACAAGCAATGAGCTTCGGTGTAGCCTTCCGCAACGCCGTCGGCCTTGGCCTGGGCGGCATCATCTCGCTGTTTGGCGGGAGGGGGAGCGAGCAGGCCCAGAGCAACCTTCTTACCGAGTCCGGTGACAACCTCGTCCAAGAGGACGGCGGCTTGATTTTGTTGGAGTAACACATGCCCGCAGTATCGCTTTCAGCCTTTGGCGGCGTTGGTGCTCAATTTTTTGACAACAGCGGCAATGTGCTGACTGGCGGCAAAATTTACACCTACCAAGCTGGCACAACAACGCCGCAGGCTTCGTACACCTCGTCGTCAGGCAACACCGCCCACACCAATCCCATTGTGTTGAATGCTGCTGGCCGGGTGCCTAGCGGCGGCGAGATTTGGATTCTTGCGGCAACGTTTTATAAATTTGTGCTTGAAACCAGCACCGGCGTTCTGATTGCCACCTACGACAATGTAGGCAGCAGCTTCAACGCTATCGCAATCATTGCAAACTTTACCGGCAACGGCTCCACTGTTGCGTTTACGCTGGCAAGCACCCCCGCAGGCGAGAACGCCACCAATGTGTACATCAACGGCGTGTACCAGCAAAAAAACACGTACAGCCTTGCTGGCGCTGTTCTCACCTTCTCTCAAGCACCTCCAGTTACTTCGTCAATCGAAGTCAATTACGTCTAAGGAACAATCATGGCCGATACCAAAATCTCAGCACTCCCCGCGTCAACGACCCCGCTTGCTGGCACCGAGGTGTTGCCAATTGTCCAAGGCGGCGCAACGGTCAAAGTTGCCGTATCTAACTTGACCGCTGGCCGATCTTTTGATGCTTTGGGCATGACCCTGACATCTACAGACGCGGGTGCAGCAGCAGCCCCGTTACTTGAGTTGTACAGAGACTCAGCAACACCAGCGGCATCTGACACACTTGGCGAAATTGAGTTTAATGGCGAAGATTCTGCGGGTAACAAGCAAGCCTATGCTTTATTTCATGGATCTATTCTCAGCCCAACGTCTGGTGCTGAACAAGGCCAGCTTCATTTTGAAACTGCAACTGCTGGCGCATTGACTGAGAAAATGATTATTGGCACAACCAATCTTGTGATTAACGAGATCGGTGCTATTTTTAACGTGCGTATTGAAGGCGATACAGATGCAAATCTGTTCTATACAGACGCAACAAACAGCCGTGTTGGTGTTGGCACAATAAGTCCAGCACACAAACTTGATGTTGTTGGAACTGTTGGAATAAGCAGCACAACCACATTGTCAGGTTTAACAGCCTCGACTGCGCTGGCGCTAAACGCAAGCAAAGAGATCGTTAGCGTCACCAACACAGGCACTGGTAACAACGTGCTGGCAACTAGCCCCACGTTGGTTACTCCCGTTATCGGCGCTGCTACAGGAACTTCACTTGTTACGACAAGTCAAGTTACCTCGCAAAAAACGGCAACCACAACAAAAATTCAAAGTGTTGGATTGCAAACTTATTTTACTCCGGGAAATAGCACAACATTTACCATAACGCCAAGCTCAGGTCTTGCGTGGGCGTTTGTAATTTCTGAGGGTAGTGGCGGTGGTGGAGCGTTAGTATTTTGCTCATACAAAAACACCACGATCAACATCGTTTCAGCGTCTGTAGGCTCAAGAAGTTTTGTGGCGTCCAATTCGCCCGGTGCTTCTGAGCTAGGCATTTACAAATCGGCAGACAGCAGCGTGATTAGCTTTGTCAGTGGTGCAAGTTGGGGGGCTGCTGTAGCTATTTGTTTGCTTGGCGACTTTATTAGCGCAGTAACCGATCCAGTTTAAAGGGGAATTATTATGAACTTCAAATGGAACTTTAGTCCAGTTTTGGTTACAGATCAAGACGATCTCAAAAAAGTAATCAAACAAGTAGATTTTGAATTGCAAATTAGTAATGACACCCGCACCGTTAGCCGCGTAACAACTTATGGTTTGTCGCCAGCGGATAAAAATCAGTTTATTCCCTTTGAAAATGTTACCAATGAGGATTTAGAGCGTTGGATTACCGAAAGCGGCGCTGCGCTAATCAGTTCAATAAAGCAATCTTTGGTTGCTGAGTTAAATAGTTGAGAAACAAATGTCTCTTACCAAAGTCTCCAACTCAATGATTGATGGCGCTCCTATAAGCGTCTTTGATTACATGACCCCAGCACAAATTGCTGCTGTCCAGACCGGAACCTATGGTTCGGTCACCCCTGCTGAAATTACAGCGGCCATTCAAGCAAGTTTAAATGCTGCGTCTACTGGCGGTGCTTTCATTTCAAACAAGTCGTGGATAATGCCTGATGGACAGTACAGCATAAATGATGTACTTCAATACCCTCAAGCAGGCGTTACCGAGGTAAGTAAAAGCCAGTTGATATTCAATGGGACGATTACGCAAACAGATGA